AGGAGCGACAAATGACTTGGACACCAATAGACCCTACTTAATATTATGGCATCATCTTATTCAACAAATGCACAATTAGAAATCATTACAAATAGTGGCGTGTGTGCCACAGCGAGATAGGAGATGTTTGGGAATTCCGCATTTTGTGAAGTTCCTTTCGCAACACAAGAGATTGCGATACGAATTGTTGATGTAACAGGCGTTCAAGCTGATGTTTCATTAGGCAGTTCGACAATAACTGGGACTGCAACAGTTACACTTACTGGAAATGCTTTAAGTGTACTGACAGGAACAGCCACAGTTACTGTAGGTCAAATTGTTGAGGTTACAGGAGTTGAAACAACTATATCTCTTGGTAACCAAACAATAAGTGGTGGAGCAATAGTTTCCGTAAATGGAAACGTAATGACTGTTCAATTAGGAACAGTTACACTTGTTATTACAACAGCTGTTAGTGTAACCGGCGTTCAGTTGCAAGCGCAAACAGGAAGTGTTACTATCGAAGGTAATGCAATTGTTACGGTTACAGGAAACGAATTAACAGTGGCTACAGGAGACGTAGTCGCACAACCTTGGACACAAGTAGATGATGAAAATGCAAATGCTTGGCTAAAAGTATAGACTAGGAAATTATGGCATCAACCTATAGCACGACGCTCGGAATAGAAAAAATGGGAGCCGGTGATCAATCCGGTACATGGGGAACAACAACTAATTATAACTGGGATATCATTGATAGAATCATTGGTTACAGTGCAATTACGCTTGGCTCAACATCTTATACTCTAGATGTTAGAGTATCTTCACCAAGTTCAGGAGCAAGTAATGTTCAATCTGGAATGTATCGTGTCCTTAATTTTGGAGACGGTGGAGATCTAGGGGGCACTGCTACGGTTACAGTTTCAACAAGTACTACTTCAGTTTATTTTATTGCTAAGAATGGTTTAACTGCTTCAAGAAGTATTATTTTTACTCAAGGAACAGGAGCCACTACTTTTACTTTACCTGCCGGAAAATCTGCATTAATTTATGCGGATGGTAGTGATGAAGTTCATAATGCATTCAAGGATTTTTATATTGAAACTTTAGAAACAACTGGTGCAGCAACAGTTGGAGGAGCTTTAACCTTAACTACTGATTTAACAGTTCCAAATGGTGGAACAGGGGTTAGTACATTAACAGATAAAGGAATGTTATATGGTCAGGGAACTAGTGCTGTTTTAGCAACAGCTGCCGGAACTGAGAACCAATTATTACAAGCAGCTTCTTCAGGGGTTCCCGCTTTTCAAACAGTCACTGGATTAAATCCTGCAGGCTCAATTATGATGTATGCAGCAGTGTCTCCTCCATCAGGTTATTTACGTTGTGATGGATCAAATATAAGTCGTTCGACTTATTCAGTTTTATTTGCAGCCATCAGTACTAACTATGGCGTCGGAGATGGATCTACGACTTTTGGTGTACCTAACTTAGAAGCAAGATTTCCTGTTGGTTATAACGGTTCAACATATACTTTATCAGGAACTGGAGGAGCAACATCCGATACTCCAACTTTAAGTGGAACTAATGCTGGAACATCAATTACAGAAGCACAAATGCCTTCTCACACTCACGATTCGTGGGGATCAGGATGGCCAACAGGATCATGGACAGGAGGAACTGGAACTACTCAATCAAGTGTAACTCAAGCTTCAGGATCTCTAGCAACAACATCAACATTAAGAACATTAGCAGCAGGCTCAGATGCAACACATACTCACTCGTGGACTGGAACTTCCACAGCTGTAGACACTGTGCCTCCTTACATTGTTGTTAATTATATAATTAAAACTTAAAATGGCATTAACCGCAATAAAATTAGTACCTGGAATTAATAAACAGCTAACAGAAACTGGAGCCGATGGTAAATGGGTTGACTGTGATATGGTTAGATTTAGATATGGTCTTCCAGAAAAAATTGGTGGCTGGACACAAGTAGGAGCAAATCCTGTAATAGGAGCTCCACGTGCACAACAAACTTTTCTTTCATTATCTTCTGAAAAATTTGCCGCCTTAACTACAAATAAAAAACAATATATTTTTCAAAATACGGATACTTCTTTTAACGATGTTAGCCCTCAAAGATATGGAGCTCAAGGTCATACAGGCGCAGCTCAAGCTGTCACTTTTGATTTAGTTAATACTTCAGCTATTGTCACAATTAATTTAACAACGAACGGATGTGTAGCAGGAGACTTTGTTACATTTGATTCAACATCTACACCAGGTGGTGGATTTATAGATGCAGATTTTGATAAAGAATTTGAAATACAAACTGTATCAACAAACGAATTTACTATTTTATTACCCAGTGCTTCAACAGCAACTGTAACTGCAGGAGGATCTGCTAATGCAACTATTCAATTAAATACTGGAGATGCAACTTCGGTATTAGGATTTGGATGGAGTGCTGGAACATGGAGTCAATCTACATGGGACACAGCAAGACCGAGTACTGTTGCAATTGATGCAGCTAACTGGAGGAACTTATATTTGGGATACCAATGTCTTTAAGGCTACAACTCCTATGACACCGATGTATGATTTAATTGATTATGATACTTCAGTGGCGTCTCCTTATTTTACTAGAGATAAAAACACGGCAACGATGCCACATAAAAGTTTATTCAGTTTAATTTCAACACCAGATAGACATTTAGTTTTATTTGGAACTTCAGATTTAGGATCAACTTCAAATCAAGATCCTATGATGGTTAGATTTTCTAACCAGGAAGACATTACAGAGTTTACTCCTAAGTCAGTTAATACTTCAGGGTTTCAAAGATTATCCGATGGATCAGAGATAAGAGCGGCTGTTCGTTCAAGCGGACAAATTCTGATTTGGACAGACACTTCATTGCATTCTATGCAATTTATAGGACCTCCATTCACTTTCGGATTCAAGCAACAAGGTAGACAGTGTGGATGCGTTGGGCAGCACGCGGCGGTAGATGTAGATGGTGTCGCTTATTGGATGGGTTCTTCAGGTGGATTCTTGAAGTACGAGGGATCTGTTCAAACCATTCCATGTACAGTAGAAGATTATGTATTTAATGATATTAGATTAGTACCTGAAATATATACTGCAGTTAATGATGAGTTTAATGAGATTAGTTGGTTCTATCCAAGTTCTAATTCAAATGAAATTGATAGAGTAGTAACTTATAATCACTTAGATAAAGTATGGTCGGTTGGAACAATGGCAAGAACAACATGGACAGACAAAGGTGTGTTTGCTAAACCTTATGCAACAGATTATTTAGCAACTTCAACAGCGACAGCAACACCAACAGTTCAAGGTGTAACTTCTGGAAGAGGAAGTTTATATGCACAGGAAACAGGAAACAATGCCAACGGAGTTGCACTTCCAGCTAATATTACTTCAGGAGATTTCTTTTTAGATGCTGGAGAAGATCTAATGTCTATTTCTAGATTCATTCCTGACTTTAAAAATTTAGATGGCACAGTTAATGTAACTTTACAATTAACTAACTATCCAGCAGCTTCAAAAACAGGAAGTCCATTAGGACCTTTTCCTATTACAAGTTCAACAACTAAAAGAGATTGTAGAGCACGTGCAAGACAGGTTGCTTTATATATTGCAAGTTCAGCATTGGATGATGCGTGGAGATTTGGTACATTCAGAGCTGATTCAGAGCTGATTTACAGAAAGCGGGGAGACGTTAATGCCTTTTCAATCAGATAAACAAAGAAGATGGATGTATGCCAACGAACCAGAGATCGCGAGAGAATGGAGTGATCGGTACGGAGCTGCGAATGGTGGCGGAGGAATTATGGATTGGGCTGAACAAGGTGGAATGAAAAATTATTTAGGTGAACAAGAAATGGTTAATGCACCTAAGCACTGGCAATCAGCGCCGGATCATGAAACGACAGAGCTAGCTTATATTACTCCACAAGAAAGAGATGCTCTTGTTGATATGGATATGTATGGAACTATGAGTGGAGGACCTAATGAAGGACCTTCAGGCCTTATGAGTTTAAATGGATGGGGAGATAAGAGCCAAGGATTTGGAACTTCCGGAGGAGGAACTAAAGGAACTGGAGGACATAGTTATGGTGATAAAGAACGATACAAAAGTGTCGATGTTAAAGGTCCACCAAATATACATGGAGGAACTACAAGAACAATTGGACCCACAACTCCTAAAGATACTTTTAAA